GTCTTTTACAAGCTGCCTGATGATTATGCCGACAAGGACCAGAGCACCGGCATGATCCATGAGGTGGATCTGGATCTGAGGGTTGAGCAGCACAGCAAGGCGCTCAATGATGACCTTAACTACCTATCGTTGAAGTGCGGTTTTGGACCGCATTACTACCGTTTCGAGAGCGGCCAGGTAAAGACGGCAACGGAGGTTGTCTCCGAGAACAGTAAAATGTTCCGCCGACTGAATAAACATGAAATCATCCTGGAACAGGTATTGATCGAGCTTTGCCGGATCATCATCCGGCTGGGCAATGTTGTTGGCGCTGGTATCAACGAGAATGTTGATATCGACATCAAATTCGATGACAGCATCATTGAGGACAAGCAGGCCGAGCGGTCCGCTGACCGTCAGGACGTGGCCATGGGCGCTATGCCGCTCTGGCAGTACCGCATGAAATGGTACAACGAGGACGAAGAGACAGCCAAACAGATGGTGCAGATGGATGAGGATGTGATCGAATGACCCAGGGCGAACTGGAAAAGCTCCCGGCCGAGATCGTTAAGCAGATGAACATGCTGCAGATCCGGATCATGGATGACATCGTCCGGAGGATCAGGATTAACGGTTTCTCCACCGCCTCTGCAGATTGGCAGATCTCACGGCTGCAGCAGCTGGGCATGGCAGAAGAGGATATCCGCAAATGGATTCGGCAGGCGCTGGACACCACCGAGGAGGAAGTGGATCGCATCTTCTCCGATGAGGTGTATGAGCAGTACATGGGCCATGCCAGGGCATACAATGCGCATGGCCAGCCGTTTATTCCCTTCAAAGATAATGACGAGCTGCAGCAGACACTGGAGGCCATCAAAGCCCAGACGATGGAAGAGTTCCGGAACATGACCGGCTCCCTGGGGTTCGTTACCACGGATCCGGCCAGACGTCTCAGAAGCTTCAGCTTGTCGGATTACTACGTCAAGACGCTGGATGAGGCCATCATGGACATCCACTCCGGTGCCTTTGATTACAACACCGTCCTGCGCCGCACAATCAACGAAATGACGGCATCAGGCCTTCGTTGGATCGATTATGAGTCTGGCTGGCACAACCGGGTTCCTGTGGCCGCCAGGCGCGCTGTGATGACTGGTTTCCGGCAGGTGCAGGGAAAGATCAACGAGCAGGTAGCCAGAGACCTTCACCTCGACACCTACGAAGTCACAGTCCACATCGGCGCCCGTCCTACACATCAGCCATGGGAAGGCAAGGTCTGGACGATGGAGCAGCTCCGGACCGTGTGCGGACTGGGAACCGTGACAGGCCTGCACGGGGCAAACTGCTATCATGACTACAATGCCTTTGATCCGGAATTCGATGTCCGCACTTACAGCGATGAAGAACTTGAGCGGATCCATAAGGAAGAGAACACACCGAAGACCTACATGGGCAAGGAATACACCACCTATGAGGCCCTGCAGAGGCAGCGCCAGCTCGAGACCCGGGCGCGGAAGTACCGTGAGGATGTGCATCTGTTGGAGCAGGGCATGGAAGGCGTCAGCGAGGAAGAAGCTGCCAAGATCAAAGACACCATCACCCTGACAAAGGCCAGATACCAGGGCACGCTGCAGGAGTACCAGGCATTCAGCAAGAAGATGGATCTGCCGATGCAGAAGGAGCGGATTTATCAGGATGGGCTGAAGGTGGATATTCCGGAAAGAGATCTTTCTAAGGTGGCATCGGCAAAACCAAAGGCAAAAGCTCCGGAGATAAAGGCACCGAAGATAGAACCGGCGGCAGCTTCTGCATTTACTCCTGCCAAGACCATTGAAGAAGCCCAGGAGTACGCTCAACAGTACATCCAGAAGAACTTCATGGATTTCACCTTCAAAGGGCAGGCCATATTCAAGGGAATTTCTCTTGAACATGCAAATGCCATCAATGAAGCTCTTACGAACGTGTACGATCAGTTCCCGGATTTGGAGAAGCTATCCGGTATCAGGGTGGTATCGCCGAAGACCGCAGCAGGAAAGAAAGCATTTCCTGGTGGCGCGGATGCACTATTCTCCTACGATCCGATTCAGCACGGCATTAACATCAATGGTGCGGTCTTGAAGGATTCGAAAACCCTGCAGGCTTATATGGACCGTTCAAAAGATGCCTGGAATACCGTCATGGGTAACCTGGATAAACTGTCTGGTCGGCAGCGGGCGATGGCTGAACGGTACCTGAAAGCTGGAAGAGAGCTTGTGGATGGTGATACGGTACAGGGCCTGTTCACTCATGAAATGGGACATCATGTGCAGTGGACGATGCTTGATCCGAAGACAACCAACTCACTGGGCTCCAGAATGTCGGAGTTCTCCGGAAAGATTTCCGGCTATGCTACTTCCAGCAAGTCAGAGTACTTCGCGGAAAGCTTTGCGGCTTACATGAAGGGTGAGAGGGATATCCTCGATCCGGAGTATGTGAAGTTCCTAGATGCAAAGATAAAGCCCTCATCACGAGTGACGTTAACAAGAGGGCCAGAGTTTGCACGAACATTTAAGGCTGTTCACGAAGAACAAGTAGTGAATGTGCTGAGGCAGGAGTACGATCCGTGGATTAAAGGCCTTACTGGAAAGGAAACGCATGCTATCAGGAAATACACTAAAAATTCATTTGATGATGAGAAACCAAAGTTCTATGAACGCCTGAATGCCATGCTCAGAGGAGATATCCCTGAAGACGCGGTTCTCAGAGAATATGCAGATACAATCTCAGGGGCACTGGGAAAACACCCCTTGAAGAATGACATCATCTGTCACAGGAGAACCAATATAAATCCGTTTGAGGGCTTGGGAAGAGGAGATGTTAAGACACTTCCACAGTTTATAAGTTCATCTGTGGTAAACAGCCGAGCTTTGAAAGGCGAATATGAGATCACTATTTTTGCTAGAAAAGGTACCAGAGGTGCATATATAGATGCTATCAGTAGATTTCCAAAGCAGCGTGAGTTTTTGATTGACAAGGATTCCGTATATCGTATAATTCAAGTTAAGGATAAACACATTGTTGTGGAGGTGATTTGATGGCAGAAATGGAAAAAGAAGGTGTCGAAGCTTGGAACGACAGGATAGATGAAATAATTGGCGGAGGGGAATGTTGGCCCAAAGAAAAGGCAGACGCATATAATGCAGCCCATCCAATTCCGAGTGAGGAAGAAATCGAGCGTATCATAAGGGAAGTTACAGAATAAATACCACCACCCACGTGGCGGTGGTATTTTTATACCCAAAAACAGGAGAGCAGATGGAGATGAATTATGCTGATCCGAAAAGACAGAAAACTAAAGAAAAGGATTGCTGACCTTGAAAGACAGGTGCAAGGCCAGCAGAAGAGCGTTAATCGGTTTTGTCATGAAGACCGCCCTTTATCAGACGTAATTCAGGACGTTGTTCGCGAAGAGTCCACTTCTCTGGTTCGATTACCTGCAATTCACATAATTCGTCGAGTAGAGTACTGCAGGAAATCTGAACAGCTGAGCGAATAATTCTGTCGCATAGCTTGACTTGGGTTTTGTCCAGCTCTTGAAGGATGCCTTCGGTTACCTTGACAATAATATCTTCGCGGTTGTTGTCGAGAGTAAACTGCAAATTATCCATAAAGGCATCGATGAATTCTTCTTTTGTCATAATTCATATCCTTTCTTCAGACTCGGCCATGGCAGTGACCTGTGAAGAAAGTATAGCATGGAGAAAATCATGATCACAGTACATTTGACAAATCACAGCATCCGGATGGATGGCCACGCCGGCTACCACATAGATGGCCAGGACATCGTGTGCAGCGCTATATCTGCTCTGACCTGCACGCTGATCAATGCGCTGGAGAGGCTGACCGACAACCGGATCCGCGCCGACACTGGCGATGGGAAAACAATTATTGAGTGGCAGGAGCTGTGCGACAAGGGCAGGCTTCTGGTCGATGCCTGGTACATCGGGCTCCTGGCCATCAATGAGCAATATAACTGCATCACGTTTATCACAGACCCATAATGAGGTCTGTTTTTTATTGCCCAATCCATGAAGGCGTTAAAAGCTCTGAGGGGTTCACACACCCGAAAAATGGAGGTCCATATGAAATACAGATACCTGATGAACCTGCATCTGTTTGATGATGAAGGCAACAATGGTAATGGCAACGGCAGCCAGAACGCCGGATCTGGTAACGGTGGCCAGCAAAGCACCGGAGGAACATTTACCTATGAGCAGCTCGATGAGATCGCAACCAGCAGGGCCGACAGGGCATCCAAGGCAGCGCTGAAAAGCTATTTTCAGCAGCAGGGCCTGTCAGAGCAGGAAGCTGCGGCGGCCATCGAACAATATAAACGTGACAAGGCATCACGGCAGCCGGATGCCAGCGCATTGGAGCGGGAGCGTGATCAGTACAAAGCCCAGCTGGAGGAACGCGATCACAGGGATTACCTTCGTGACAAGAACGTCAAAGCCGATGACCTGGATTATGTGATGTTCAAGGTGGGCAAGCTGGTCGATGACAAAACCGACTTCAAAAAGGCTGCGGACAAGTTCCTGAAGGAGAATCCGAGATATGCCGGCAGCGGGTACCGTGTATCCACTTCCACATCGTCCGGATCGGAAGGAGCATCCGAAAGTAAAAACACATCGATCAACGATGCGATCAGAAACGCTGCAAGGCGATGAAAGGAGAACCAAAATGAATAGATGCAAAATGCTGATGAACCTCAGAATGTTCGACGGCGCGGAAGCCATCGACAGAACCGGTGCAGATGCTCTGATCCCGGTGCAGGAGTCCCGTGAGATCGTTCAGGGCATCATTGCCCAGTCCGCAGTACTGTCCAGGGGCCGCAGACTGCAGAACATGACCGCGCGCCAGTACAAAGTGCCGGTGCTGGATATGCTGCCGGTGGCATACTTCGTCAATGGCGATTCCGGTCAGAAAAAGACCACGAAAATGCAGTGGGACAAAAAGTTCCTCGTTGCTGAAGAGATCGCCGTTATCGTGCCGATCCCGGAAGCTGTGCTGGATGATGCAGAATATGACATCTGGGGCGAGGTAAGACCGCGTCTGCAGGAAGCTTTTGGCAAGGTTATCGACAGCGCCGTTCTGTTTGGCACTGACAAGCCGACCTCTTGGAGAGCCGGTGTTGTTGCCACTGCTACGGCAGCGGGCAATGTCGTGACCCTTCCGGCTTCCGGAACCACTGACCTGTATGATGTGATCATGGGCGAAAACGGCGTGATTGCAAAGGTTGAGGAAGATGGTTATTTCGTCAACGGCCATATGGCCGATATCTCCATGCGTGCGAAACTGCGCGGCCTGAGAGATGAGCAGGGACAGCCGCTGTTTAAATCTGACATGCAGTCCGGCACGACCTACACTCTTGATGGCTCCGGCATGTCCTTCCCGAATAACGGCGCTTTTGATAAGACGCAGGCGCTCATGATCTCCGGTGATTTCAGCCAGCTGGTATACTCCATCCGCCAGGATCTGACCTATAAGATCTTCACGGAAGGCGTTGTTCAGAACCCGGACGGCAGCATCGCCTACAACCTGATGCAGAACGACATGGTTGCCCTTCGTGCAGTGATGCGTCTTGGTTGGGAGATCCCGAACCCGATCAACGCTCTGCAGCCGACTGCAGCATCCAGATGCCCGTTCGCGATCCTCGTGCAGGGAACCGTGGCAGCTGGTGGCAACGGAAACGCTGAGGCTGGTGGCGAGGGAAACTGATAGACGCTGCCGATTCGGACAGTGACGGC